ATACCACACGCACATATTGCGAATGAGAGCCGTTCTAGTAGTAAAAATGCTATGATTCGTGGTGCGAAGTTGAAACGAATGGGCCAATCTCGTGGGGTGTGGGATTATGAGGTATATATTCCAATAAGAGGTATTGACGGGCATATTGATTGTTATGAGTTACTTAAGATTGAAATGAAACGCCGAAAAGGTGGCACGGTATCTATTGAACAGAAGGTCTGGGGTGATATTTATGAAAAAGCAGGCATTCAGTGTAAAGTCTGCAAAGGCTCCGACGAAGCCATTGCCTTTGTGAAGCGTTTCTTGACAAATTATAATGGAGTGGTATAATTAGGGTGTCTGCTCTAGACATAATGTTCACTTCCATATTTACACTCACTATATAAAGGAACCCCTGCACGCCGAGGGGGTTCTTTTTTTTGTGCCTGTGGAAAACTCTACAAAAAAAGTCCAAAAAACTTGTTGACATAAAATAGCCTATGCTATATAATAAGGTTATACTCAATAAACGGAAAGGAGCTTATGAGAGTAGAAATCATTGACAAAACAATAAACGGCGAAGTTCCAGTATATAAGAAAAGCTACTGGCAACGAAAAGTAGAAAAACAACTGGAAAAAATAAACACCGAAATCAAGAACATTAACAATTCATTAAGAGGAGCATTACAAAGTGAGTAAAATTATGGATTATATTTTAGAAATGGAAGAAAACGGGTACTACTTAGAAAATGGAGTATTTGTAAAGGAGAACCAATGAGTTTAGAAGAAGCAATGGAACAATGGGAATACTGGAAACTTAAAAAGAAGTACGAAAAATAATAAACGGAGTAGGGGGGACTCCACCAAAGAAAGGAGAAAAAATGAAAAACAAAATAAACGAATACAAAGGGCCGGTCTTATTCGGGCTGGTGTTAAGTTTAATCTTTATGGCAGGAGTTTAGAAAATGAATAAGTTTAGAAAATTAAAAGAAGACGAAATCGAATGCCGAATCGGGACAATTAAAAAAGACGGCACAGGCTTATCGCTACTTCTTTACAAGGACGCACGGTGCGACATGAATATTTTGGACGAAACTGTTGGCTCTATGAATTGGAAAAGAGAACATTCACGAGATAATTCAAATTGTACAGTAAGTCTTTGGGACGAAGATAAAAAGCAATGGATTAGCAAAGAAGACGTAGGCACGCAGAGTAACACCGAAGCTGAGAAGGGGCTTGCTAGTGATTCATTTAAGCGGGCTTGTGTAAACTGGGGAATCGGCCGGGAGTTATACACCGCACCATTTATTTGGGTAACGGCAGAAAATGCGAACATTAAGCAATTCAAAGATAAGTGGTCTTGTAATGATAAATTCCGAGTAGAAAAAATATCATACAAAGAGAATGGAGATATTGACGGGCTTAGTATTTGGAATGACACATTAAACAAACGTGTCTTTGTAAAGAAGCCGGAAGTTAAAATGACTGGCGACCCTGTAAAAGACGCCAAAGCAATATTAAAACAACATTATGAAGGAGAATAATTATGTTAGCAACCGAACCTATTACAATCAATATGATTTGGGCAACAGTAGTGGTAGTCGTAGCAATTTTCGTATTTATTTATAGTATGTTCAATGGGGGTGAAAATGAGTAGTTTTAGAGACCGTTTTGGTAAATTAACCGTTGCACAAGCGATAGAAATGAACAATGTAGCTTGGAAATATCAGCAAAATTGCGATTGGAGCCCAGACTATGAGTATGAAGTCATTAAAACGAATGACCCAGACGGCAAAAAATGGGAGAATTGCACAAAAGAATTATTAGAAGCCTTTAAGAAGTGGGCAGACAATTAAGAAAGGAGAAAAAATGCCAAGACCAAAAAAAGGAACACCAGAGGGAGAAGCAGCAAATGCTCGCTGGAGACAAACAATGATTGATAAATATGGGCCAAACTACAAGGAAGTAATGCGAGAAAATGGCCGTAAGGGCGGAATTAACGGCCATACTGGGGGATTCGCTAGTAACCATGCGTTAGCAGTTAAGGCCGGTGCAAAAGGTGGCACCAATTCACGCCGAGGGGCAGCGATTTGGCCTCAAATTGAGAAAAAACAGGGCGAAGTATTAAAAATGTATTATAACGGCGTTGGTGTGCCAGAAATCGCAGACCGTTTCGGGTTTACGGTAGCCAGTGTACGCAGATTTATTAAGCAAAGGAGTTAGTATGTGTCTTAAAAGGAAAAAAGTAGAAGTAGTAATGGACCCAGTAGAAGAGAAATTTAATAAAATGATGGAACTTATTAAGGATTTGTCACGGGTAGATTATAACAGACTTAAAAAAGCAATGGATTTGGGTTGGCAGAGCTACCAAACTGTGCGGAATGTTAAGACCGAGGACGAAAAAGAATACGGGGACATTGACAATATCGAAAGTAAACTTCTCGAAACGCAGGCTGTGGAAAACTCTACAAAAAAGTAGTTGACAACAAAATGTTTGTGCTATAATATAGAAGTATAAACATTAAACGGAGACAACTTATGATTAAAATCAAAGCACCAAGGTATCGAGATAGAAGCGTATTATTAGCGAGGTATAGGCTTCCGTGTGGACAAGGAGTTACTGTAGAAATATTGACTGGGGCATACAAAGGTGTGTATAAGGTATCAAGCGACACTATTTGTAAATCACCAATTGAGGGTATGGAAACAAAACAAGGTAAAATAATTGCAATGCGGGTAATACCGATAGATGCAATGGAAAGGGTAGAATAAAATGAGCTGGGTAGATAGGCACAACGCAGAGATATTTAGAAAGAAAGTTAAAGAAGAATTGTCTAATCGTTTTTCAGACAGTAACTACTCTTGTAGGGTCGAGGACGAACAGTGCGGCTGGTGGTATGGAAGACAGATGTATCGTGTGAAAATCAGTTTTGATTATGCGTGCGCAACTTTAACTTTGAGGCTCGGCTCGTGCCCAGAATATTGGGATTACAAAAACGAAACGGTAAGTAGTGCTTGCGACAAAATCGTAGAGAGAACGAAAAATTATTGTTGGAAATTCTCATCTGAGCGTGCTGGCTATGATAGGTCGCACTTTTCGGTAGATTTTCTCGCGAGCCATGTATTAGAAATAATGGAAAGGGTAGAATAATGAAAAATTTGACTATTAAAGAAATCATTGTGGTATTTTTAACAGCGTTTCTGATTACATTCAACATTCTAGTAGTATTAGATTATATTACAATGAAAACCGAAACACGCACGGTTTATTATAGAGAAACTTGTAATACTAGGGTGGAGAATTAGCAATGGTAGTGTGCGACGATGGGTTTTTAGATTGGCAAATTGTGAAGATATTGAACGCAATCTTTGACGAGACAACGCTCGAAATAGACCATCAGTATTGCCTAGTGAAAGAGGACTTTGACGAAAATGAAGAACCTTTAGCAGATGGCATGATAGTTTATCTAGTAAAGAATATGCGTAAAATACCACGCACGGAGAAACAATGGACTAAAATGACCAAAACTTGTTTAGCCGTGTATTATAGCAAAGATAAGAAATGGCACAGGGTAAAATAACATGGACAAAGAAGATAAAGCAGGCGTAGCGATTATAACAGCATTATGCTTGGCGATTGTATTCGCAATAATATCAACAGTAATGAGTCTAATGGGACTTATGGGAGAATAAAATGGCAAAGAATGTATATATAATTTCACCAAATGGGAGCATTATTAAATTCACCGAGGACGAATATAACGAAATGCTACCGGAAGATATGAAGAAACTTTACGAGGAGATTGGCAACAAGTTTGAGAAGAAATCCGACGCAAAACTTGTAGTAAAAAAGTTTAAAGCTTGGAAAAGGTTGAAAGATAAAGGGTTTGAATTTAAAAGTTTTGTATATGATAGTTTAGAAACTAACACGGCAATTATATCTATTAAAGCTAAAATGGATAATAACAAAGTTCATGAAGACTTGGAGTTATTATTTGGGAGACAATAAAATGAAACTACGAGAGGAGTAAATAATGGAATTTCTAGGAGAAATGCTGGTTCATGGTCTAGTTTGTGGGTTTTTCTGCTCAATATTCCATGAATTGTGGCATTTTATTGAGAATAAGATTAAAAACCGCAAGAAATCAAAACCAAAGCATACATTTCACTATTAAAATTGTCGTATATTGAAAAAAGTGCTATAGTTAGCTTATGATACCACTAATGTTTAGGATTAGTTATGTTTCAGAATAGGCTAGCAAGGGTGATAGCGGGACTTACTGGCACAATTGGTTCTATTGGTGCTATTGTAGGCATTTTGACAAAGGTATTCGATTGGGACATTAGAGCGACCACGGCAGTAGTATCAGTGTTATTGCTCGCAGTATTTGTTCTAGGGTATCTTATCGATAGAATGATTTCAAAGGTAAACGCTAATCTTAATGCTAGTCTTGAGGAAATTAAAATCACTATTCATGAAAACGAAGCCAAAGCAAAGGAACGTGATTTAATACAAGAAAAGGCAACTTGTAGATTAGAATTAGCTTTGCTAATGGACACACAGGCAAAAAATAGGCTGGCGATAGAGAAAAAGGCTCGCCACTATTTTTGTGAATTAGGTGGCAATGACTGGATGGGGGAGTATTATTCCACTTGGGCCGAGAAGAATGGCGGCGACGTAAGTATATTGCTTTGTGATAAAAAATTATTAGAGGAGAATAACAATGAAAATAGAGGACTTAAAGTTTGACGATAAGAACTTCAATAAGCACACCGAATATGGTATGAGTTTATTGGAGAAGTCGCTAAGAGAGAACGGTGCTGGCCGTTCAATTTTGATTGACAAAGACAATAACATAATCGCTGGCAATGGTATTGTAGAGAGTGCCGGCCAAATTGGGCTTGATAAAGTAAAAGTTATTGAAACTACTGGTGACGAGCTTATTGCTGTAAAGCGGACTGATATAAGTTTGAATAGTAAAAAGGGTCGCAAAATGGCTCTTGCTGATAATTCTACTGCAAAAGCGGATTTGGAGTGGGACGAAGAGAATTTGATAAGCGAATTTGATGAAGAAGAATTAAAAGACTGGGGTATAGATTTAGATTGGCAAACTAATATAGAAAAATACGATGATTATGAAACTGGTTCATTAGCAAAAGAATTTCTTGCCCCACCATTTAGTGTTTTAGATACTAGGCAAGGCTATTGGCAAGATAGAAAAAAACAATGGTTGAATATAGGCATAAAAAGTGAGCTAGGTAGAGAAGACGGTTTATTAGGTGAAGGTCTTGCAAAGATGGGTAAAATATCGGCAAATACCAGCATTTTTGACCCTGTGCTATGTGAACTTATGTATGGCTGGTTCAATATACCAAATGGCTCAATCTTAGACCCATTTGCGGGTGGTTCTGTGCGTGGCATTGTAGCTGGTGCCACCAGGCACTCTTATACTGGCTGTGAACTTAGAAAAGAGCAAGTAGAAGAAAATAGGAAACAGAAGAACGATATTATAAAAGATAAAGCTGTCGAATGGGTTATTGGAGATAGTAATAAGACACTAGATAATATCCATGAAGATTTTGACATGGTATTTAGTTGCCCACCATACGCAGACCTTGAAGTGTATAGCGATGACCCTAACGATTTATCAAATATGCCGTATGATGAATTCATTAAAGCATATCGCTCCATAATTAGTAAGTCAGTAGCACATTTGAAAGATAATAGATTTGCAGTATTTGTGGTGAGTGAAATTAGGCAAAAAGATGGTTCTTACAGGGGCTTTGTAAACGATACTATAAAAGCATTTACCGATGCTGGACTAAATTATTATAATGAAATTATCTTGGTGAATGCCATTGGTTCACTAGGTTTACGAGCTGGCCGGCAGTTTTCTAATGGTCGTAAAATAGGCAAAACGCACCAGAATATTCTAGTTTTTTACAAGGGTGATATTAAAAATATAAAAGAGATTTATAGTGAAATAAACTTTGAAGATTTAGAAGAAAGCTATTGACAAAGTATAAACTATTTGGTATAATGAAAGTATAAACAATTAACAACTATTAAGAAAGGAGAGCAGAAAATGCGAACCGTAGAATATAACAAATTTAAGGCACATATTTTAGAATATATGGAAGCCGAAGATATTCGGGAACAGATTAAAGCATACAAGGAGAGGCGAGATTGCCCGACTACTTGGAAAGCAGGGGAACAGATGGTACAAGATGGTTGTTTTGCTTGCTATTACTCACAAGTACTATCAGCATTAAAAGATATTTATGGTGATGAGTATAGATATGAAACTTATGAAACAAAATCTGGTGATTTACGATGGAAAAATGGTGAAGTGTACTGTTGGACTGTATATAAGGCAAAAATTGCTCGTACAATTGCGCTTATGGAACAAAAGGGGGAAATATAATGAGTGAAGAAGCTATTAAGAATAGGGAAATTATAAATAATATACGGGTAGCTTTATGCACTGGTAAAATTAGCTATGACCAAGCTCGTGAATATGCCAAACCAATTATTGAAAAAATAAATGCTAAATCCGTAGAAATAGCAAAAAAGTATAATACTAAGCCACAGTTAGTAAGCTTTGAGGCATTGATGAGGTAGATTAAAATGGTAGAGTATAGAGTATTTTATAATGAAGATTGTGCAAAATGGGGGGTGCAAAGATATGACAATCTAATGAATGACTGTATGGGCAATAGGTGGCAACAAGTGTGCTTAAAAGATGATAAAAAGCCAGCTTATACAAAATATAAAAGCGTAGCAGAACGTTGGATGGAAAAAATTAAAAAGGAGCGTAGAGAAAACAATGACTGAGCAGAAATTCACTCCACCAAAAGAATTAGACCAAGATATTTTTGCAGAAGTGTGTAAGATTTTAAGGCAAGAGCAAAAGAAGGCTAAGCGAAAGGAGAAAAAAGATGGGGCTAAGAAATCTTAGACTTGAAGAGTATGCCTATGTTGTAATTCCTACTCAAAATATAAGAGGCATGCTATGGGAAGATACTGATTTAACATTAAATCTTAAAGCGCAAAGTCGTGACGATATTATGTATTTGTGTAATTTAGATATGGGAGAAGAATATGGCAAATGAGCAGAACCTAGTGCCACTTAGCACGGAAAAAGCACGAGAAATAGGCAAGAAGGGTGGTATTGCTAGTGGTAAGGCAAAAAGGCAACGCAAAACACTTGCACAGATTGGCGAAATGATAGGGGGCTTAGATATTAAGTCGCAAAAGAACCGGGCTATTTTAAGAGAAGCCGGCATTGAAGATGAAGATATGATTAACGATGTTGGTATGATGTTTAGGCTTAACTTAAAAGCGCAGACTGGCGACCCGAAGGCAATTGAGCTATTAAGCAAACTTCGTGGGCAGTTCAAAGAGATTAGCCAAACAGAGGTTATTGCACCAAAGCCGTTGATAGATTTAACAAATCGCAAGAAAAATGGCGAATAGTGTGGTATAATAGAATTACAGCTGAGAGGAGCGTGTAGTTGATAACAAAGCTACCCTAACCGTCTCCTCGGCCACCGCCACCACTGGACACTATTGTCGGGTTAAGTGCGGTGGTTTTTTGTTATATCTTGTTTTAGCGCAATGTTATATCTTATGAAGCAACCACGAAGCAAACTACCCCTGTTATTTTAAGAGAATTTGTTATATATGAAGCAATGCTTTGCTATATGTTATAATAAAAGCGTAGCACCTGACGGGTAGTCACCCTAGTTTGTGAGGGGGAGCGTATATCCGGGGAGGCAGCAGCAACAAATAGCACAGACCTAGCCTCACGCTACAATATAAGACCGTCGATGAAGCCCATCGACCCAGATAATGGGAGAGGTAAAGGGTACGGCGGTTTTTTGTGTTATAATGAGATTATGGGTAAGATTAGCCTTATAATACCAGTCTATAACAAAGCACCGTTCTTGAGGCGGTGTTTTGATAGCGTTGCAAATCAAACAGAGCAGGATTTTCAGACAATTGTAATAGACGACGGCTCAACGGACGGCTCTAGTAAAATATGTGAAGACTATTGTAAACGCTATGGCTGGGAATACTATAGAATCAAGCATTCCGGCGTTGCTGAGGCTCGCAATTTTGGTATGAAAAAGGCAAAGGGCCAGTATTTGGCATTCTTAGACGCAGACGACTCATTCACAGAGGACGCTTTGGACGTTATGACACGAATTACTCGGCATGATTTTAATATCTACCAATTTGGGCAATATAGGCATAGTAGCAAGGGTTGTTTCAAAGATAATGTTATAAAGGGACATTATGATATATTCGCATTGCCACGCCGTTGGGCTATGGTGTGGAATAAAATATACAAGCGTAGCTTCATAAATAAGCACAGGATTAAGTTTGAGGCCGGTATGCAATTCGGCGAAGACGAGATTTTTAATGTTCGAGCTGTTATGGCTAATGGTGGGCTATACCAAGCACCGCAGACTCTTATTAACCACTATTTCGACGACCATGAATCTTTATGCCGGGGTGAATTATCGCTAGAGCGTTTAGAGGGACTTATTAAGAAACTGGATAGCATACGCAAGCGACAGACAAATAAAAAGAACAGGGAGTTTATTACTCAATGTATTGTGCGACATTCAAATTCTGCACTATTTAAGCGATTCGGGTACAATGATAAGCCAAAAGGCTCGTATGACGTGGTATATTTCGTTAAGGAAGAGAAAATAAACGAGGAGCTACGGTATTCACTTAGAAGCGTTGAAGAAAACTGGCCGTACAATAGGGTTGTATTTTATGGCGGGTGTCCAGACGGGTTGAAGCCAGATTTGCATGTGAAATGCGTACAGACCGAGTACAACAAGTTTGAGCGTGTGCATGCTATGCTTAGGCAGGCGTGCCTTAATGACGAATTGACCGAGAACTTCTGGCTTTTTAATGACGATTTCTTTATTTTGGAACGCAAGGACGAAAAGACACTTAAACCAATGTACAATAAGACTCTTGAGGAACGTATTGCCAAGATTGAAGGCAGACACGGCAACATTCCGACAGAATACACCAAAATGTTACGCCACCTAGTGAAGACGCTTAAAGAGGCAGGCAAGCCAACGCTAGATTACGCAGTTCACAAGCCTATGCTCATTAACCGTAAGAAAATGTTAGCGGTACTAGACAAATTCCCTAATGAGCCAATGAGTAGGGCATTATATGGCAATTATTATGAGATTGGTGGCGAGAGTAACCACGATATGAAAATTCAAAAGGCATTTTGGAGCGGTACGGCCAAAGCAATGCGAGAATGGGATTATGTATCTACTAGCGACGAGAGTTTTTCACATGGTGATATAGGACGCTATTTGCGGGACAGATTTAGCACCAAGAGCAGATTTGAGGTATAATAAAGAAAAGGAGTATATATGCCAGTACATGCAGTTAGAAGCGCCGGGGGTAAAATAATAGGTTGGCAATTCGGCCAATCTGGTAAAGTTTACAAAACAAAACAAGAAGCTGAAGAGCAAGAGAGGGCGATTCGGGCTTCGGGTTGGAGCGGAGATGGCGATAGCACTAACAACCGGGACTAAGAAAATCCACGAGGCAATCCTTGAGCAAACTTTCTATAAGGTTATACAGGGTGGTGCTAGTGCTTCGAAGACTTTTTCGATTATGATTTTGTTGGTTGGATATGCCGAGAGCTACCAAAATTCGCTTATCACGGTTGCTGGTATGACTTATAATCACCTTGCGACTGGCACTATGCGTGATTTGAAAAAGATTTTACAAGAAACGAATCGGTGGAAGCCAGAGAACTTCAATAAGTCTAGTAAGATTTACACTTTTGATAATGGCTCGCAGATTGAGTTTTTGTCTGTTGATAATATGACCGCACGTGGGCCGAGGCGTGACGTTTTGTTTGTTAATGAGGCTAACGGTGTGCCGTATGAAACTTTTGACCAATTGGCTACCCGTACTAGGGACTTTGTGATTATAGACTACAACCCTAGTGCCAAGTTTTGGGCTCATGAAGAGCTTATAGAAAAGAAACCGGAGAAGACCACCTTTTTAACCTTGACCTATTTAGATAATGAGGCGTTAAGCCAGCAAGAGCGGGAGAATATCGAGAGCCGTAAGCCGAAGCAAGGGGAAGAGCCTAGTAATTGGTGGACAGTCTATGGATTGGGCCAAATTGGAACGCTAGAAGGCAATGTGTATAGTGGTTGGGAAGAAATGCCGGTGGCAGATATTCATAAAGGCAAGCTCATTCGCTATGGCCTAGACTTTGGATTTTCTAATGATGAAACAGCTATGGTAGCTGTATATGAGCTTGAGGATGGCAGCTTATCAGTAGTGCAAGAACAGGATAAAAGAAAAATAGGTATAATCGAGAAATTATATCGCAAAGGTTTGCTCGGCTCCCAGTATGTCGATACACTCCGCCAGATTGGAATAGACCCTAATGTGCTGATAGTAGCAGATGGTGCGAGACCTGAGATTATAGCCGAGATTAAAGCGGCTGGATTCAGAATTGTAAGCGCTGACAAGAATCCAGGCTCGGTGAAGCGTGGGATAGACCGTGTGAGCCAACGGCAGATATTATATTGTGGTCAAAATCTCAAGCGTGAGTATTTGAGTTATGCGTGGCGTAAAAAGCGCAGTGGAGAGATTTTAGATGAGCCAGAGGACGGCAATGACCATTTAATGGACGCTTTACGCTATGCGATAGACGATTTAAGTAAGCACCGCATGCAATGGTAGCCTGTGGAAAACTTTATGAAAATAGTGAAAAAAGTAGTTGACTTATAACGGCTTGTGCTATATAATAAGAATATAATAAATAAACGGAAAGGAATTCAAAGTGAATGACGAAGACAAATACAAAGAAATTAAAGAGCGAGAAGAACAGCTAGCACACGAACAATTTATGAGAGATTACATTGATTATTATGATAGACGCCACGGTTACGACGACTAATAATGTATAATAAAATTAAGGGGGGAGAGCGATTCTCCCCCACCAAGAGGAGAATAAAATGTTAAAGGAAACTTACGAAGCGATTATTTTAACAAAGGAAGAAACAAGCAAAGAAATTGAGGCGTTCTTTGATAAAGAAATTGGCGAGGGAAACTACAATTTCGTGTATGAGGGTTACAAGAATCTCGCATACTCTATTCAAGGGTGTGAAAAGGCTCATTACTATTACATTAGCGGTTTAGAGATTGACAAGGTTGGCTCGATTGAATTATCTGATAAAATTGGAAAATCTGGAATTGCTTTGCGTTATCTAGTGCTTAAAGAAGTCTAGGGAGTACCAAAAAGAAGTGGCCGGTGCGACTAACGGCCATTCTTTTTTTGGACAAATTTTTATTTTTATGCCTTGACCTTGAATATCATTGAGAGTGTAGAAAATCGTTTCATACATTAAGATTGTCGAGAAACTATTGTGGTGCATAAGGTGCTTCGCAATTTTATTATACCACAATTGCGATAATGGTAAAAATATGATATGCTCGAGTTATAATATAGCAACAAGAAAGGAGCAAAGAGCAATGTTGCACTTCAACGGATTAGAGCCAATCGATTTCAAGGGTCGTATGTGCGAGCCAAAGATTGACGCAGAAAAGAAACTACGCCTTAACGGTTTGAAATTCAAGACCGAGGAAGACGTTAGAGAAGCCGATAGCGTTTTGGCTTCGTGTTTCGAGGAAGACTACGCCAAAGAGTTTATTCGTGAGAAACTTAGCACGGACGATAAAATCGTATTGCGGGCTTATCTAACTGGTGGTGAAACTGGGCTTAATAGATTATCGAAAGCTACCGACGGGGCTATTGAGAAATATATAACAAGAGCATTGGAGAGCGATAATGAGTAAAGAAATCCTTTGCGTTTTTCAAGACTGCGTTATGTGTGGGGACAGAGGCAAGAAACTCAAGGATTTTATCGCCAAGAAACATTTGAACGTCCGCAAGGTGAGCTTTGCCTCGCCAGAGGGACGTGAATTATGCTACAAGGCAGTATTTGAGAACGGTATTGGCAAAATGCCGTTCTTTACTGATGGCGTAAAATTCTCGACAAGTCTTGAGGAACTTATTAAGAGAAAACCAGCTAAGAAGACAAAGAAAAGTGTTAAGAAGAAAGTAGAGGTGTCCAATGAGAGTGATTGACGCAGTACGCAACATAATGGACGCTAGAAAAAAAGAAAAGGTGCGGGGATTCTCGCAAGAGTTAAGCAACCAATTTTATTTAAGTCCGCTTTGTAGCGACTACGAGAATATATTCGCACAGGTCCGGCCTCTAATTGACGCTATGAAGTCAGTTATGCCTTATGGTGTTACAGACCGTGGCACAAAGCTAGATTATAGCAAGACGCCAGAGCTTTACTGGCTTAAGAACCCTAATGACGAAATGGGCTGGAGCGAATTTGCCGATTTAATGTTCGCTACTTGGCTTACTGAAGACGAGCTAGACGTACACCTATGGAGAGACGACAAGGGCCGGGTTATTGGCTACACTATTTTGCCGCCTCAAAGCCGTATCTATCTAGGCTATGGAAATTGGGAATGGCAAGTAATGACCGTAGATGGTATGGAAACTTTAGACGAAAGCCAAGTCATGCGATTGCGTTTTTCTCGCAGCCCAAGAGACGTACAGCGTGGCGTTTCACCAGCTTCCTCGGTGCGTATTTGGGCACAGATTGACGATTTAATCGCACAGTACCAGAGAGCCTACTTCGAGAATGGTGCTATTCCTGCCACTATTACATTTATTACGGCAAGTTCAGAAGAATTGTACAAGAAAACTCGCCATGAGTTAGAAAATAATCTCAAGGGTGCCAGAAATCGTAACAAGACAGTGTATGCTTGGAGACAATTCGATAATGATACTGGTACAAGCACCGACCAGGTAGAAGTGAAGACGATTCAGGGTAATAACTCCACGCTTGCAATTCGTGAGATTGTAGATATTGTGAATGACCGGCTTAATAAGTCGGTTGGCGTGTCTAACTTTATTCTTGGGGACGATTCCTCGGCCAAGTATGACAACGCAGAGCTTAGCGACCACCAGTTTACCAAACGCCGTGTTTACCCTGCTTTGATTGCGTTCTGGAACCAATTCCAACATGAATTAGAGCGAATCCTCGGCGGTGGGCTTGGCTATGGCATTAGTTTTGACCTAGAAATTCCGGAACTTACTGAACGTGAAAAAGCCAAGGCAGATATTAACCGTGTAAAGAGCGAGTCACTTATTAGCCTTATCTCTGCAGGGGCTTCAGCAGCTGCCGCAGTAGAGGCTTTGAAACTTAGCGATAATTGGAAGGCCGCCGCAGACGGTATTTACCAAAGTGCGTTGGAAAATAAACTCAATGCACCTTATGAGCTTGAATATTCCAAGCCGAAAGCTATTTCTGCTACTATTGACGCAAAAAAGACCGAAAAAGAGCCTCAAGAGGCTGAAACTATAAAGAAATGCGACCATAAGCATTGTACTTGTGAGCATTCTTTAGATAAATTGCCACCAATGAATAGGCAAGAGCGTCAAGTGTACGATTTACTCGTACAATTAGGCGAAAATATTGTAAAAAATACCGCTGGAAAGGTAGATTTAGACGAAATTATCGCAAAAATGACCGAAATGCTTGAAAATAACGCTAATTTAGGGGCAAAAAAGGGAGCGAAAGTTCTATCAATGCTAGCCAATAAAGACGTGGCAAATGAGATAAAAAAGGCACTCTCAGACGGCTCGGTGTATATTTCAGAGGCTTTGGGCAATAGGATTGCTAATAGAAGCCAAATGTTGGTTGGGGGCTATGCAGATTACATTCAAGAACGTATGAAAGAAGTGCTTGCCGAGGATTTAAGTGCAGAAGAAATGAAAACAAAGTTGTCGCAAGTAGTTTCAAAGGAGCGAGCTGAGATTATCGCAAGAAATGAGACTAATTATGCGGTACGCTCTGGACGCTTAGAACAAGACGAGTCGCTGGCCGAAAAATATGGGCTTAAGGTGAAGCTAGTATGGCGTACTTCTGGAGACGGTGACGTTTGTGACGTATGTGCGGCAATGGAAGGCACAGAGATAGAGCTTGGTGAAGCGTTCCCTGATTCAGTAAAAACTGCAGACGGCGAAGTCGTATCTTGGGAGCATTCAAGTTGGAATGACGACGGTAGAGTCCCGGACGCACACGTAAATTGTCGTTGCTACTTCGACGAGGTGATTGAATAATGGGCGGTGTGAAGATAAGGTGCCCAAAATGTGGCTGGATTCTTGGGGACACCGATAAGAGCATTGATTGCGTGCTTAATTGCCCGAAATGCAATGCTGTAAAGGTAAAAATGAAAGTAGTTACTTTTAGCGAATACGATAAACTAATAAGAAAGGAAAAAACAAATGACTAATCCAAACAACGCAGTTGGTACAGACGGTGCGTATGGTGGTAGAACGTCTGTAAATGCCTTTAATGACAACTTGGCACAATATTCAAGTGGTGTGCTTAATGGCTGGGACATTGCCGCTGGTGGCGGTATGAGCGTAGATATGGGCGGTAATGGTATAGACCGTGACGTAGCTGTGGCCGAAGATAATGCAGGAAACAAAACAACAATCAATAATATCTCTGGCAGTCCAATCAATGTGCCTATCGCAACGGCAGCGGCTTCAAACGACCGTTTAGACGTAATTGTAGCTTATGTGGACAATCCACCAACGGGAAACGATACAGATATTGATAATCCTGGGGCTTGTGGAATTATCGCTGTAGAAGGTATCGCTTCTGGTACTCCAGTAGCTCCAGACGATACGGCAATTCGTACGGCTATTACTGCCGACGGAGCTTCTGGTGCGACTGCTTATTATGCGATTCTATATACTATCAAAGTGAAGGCCGGGATTACTGTTATTGATAATTCGGCTTGGGTATTTACGGGCAATACTAAGCCTTGGGCAAAAGTGCAGGGTAATAGATTCCTCGCTGATAGGTCTGTAAAATCTGAACAGATTGGGCTTAACCAAGTGAGGTCGTCCAACATTGATTGGACGACTATGTCGCTAAGCAAATATAGTAGTACCGAACAAGCAACAGAAATGACCTGGCTTAACGGTGAGACTATTTACAGCAAAACGGTATATTTTGGAGCGTTGCCTAATGGTGGAGTTAAAGACGTTGCTCATGGCATTACATACGATAGAATAATTGACGTTCGTGGTTTTGCACAATTAGGTAACGGGACTGTATTACCGTTGCCATTTGTGAATATTGTAACATTAAATTATGGTATAGTATTGTTGATAAATAGTACGAATATCTCTATTGACGTAGGTGGTGCTGACCGTAGTGGTGCTACCGCTTATATTACTATTTATTATACAAAATCTAGCTAGTAGCATTGCCAACTTTTAAGAGTAAGATACCATTAGGCCTTGTAAGGGTTGTCCCTGTTCCATCTACTGTGAGCGTTATAATATCGTTTTGATTTAAGATAGCTTGGGTAATAATTATGGCGTGTGCTCTAGCTACAGGGTCAGAGAATGTTTGAGCAATCTGTGTTCCATTTTGCTTTAATGTCCAGGTTATAAATGTCTGGTCTGAGGAAGACATTGACCCAATTGCAAGTATTACATAAGTACCCGCAGTTTGTGCTTTGGTGGACACTATGGTCGTTTCACCAGAAACTGTTACATTATTATACCCTGGGGAAAAATAATCAAATGTCGTAAAATCAATGCTGTTTGACATTAAAAATAAAAACTATTATGATTAAGTTGTAACCATTAACAGAAAGGGTCTTATGGACAAGGGTAAATTCGCAGCCTTTATCGTAGCCGCAGTGTTGGCCGCTATTGGCTGTATTACGGGGGCAACAGTAAACATAAAAATAGAGAGAGACAAATACGAAGCCACTATCGAATATTCTGCCGAGCAAAAGCCAGCGGCAGTAGAAGACGATATGGGCGAAATAATCGAAATCGAGCAAATACTAGACGAACCAATTCCTACCGTGGAAGAGATTGACGGTGGCAAGTTTGAAGATATTGATACTGGGGTATCTTTATCAGACGGTGAATATGCTGATTTAGGGGCAACCATTGAAACCTTTGACACTTCTACACCTGAGGCTTTTAAGAACGCTACCTATGGGCTTTGCGTTTATGCCTCGAATCGTTTTGGAGCCCAGTGCGTTTCATTGGCACGGAGCTTCTGGTACTCGTACGCTGGTCGTGACGTTTCTACCTGTGGTACTGGTATGGCTAAGGGTATGTTGAATTGTGCCGACCAAAACGCTGGTGACGATTTTGAAGTGTATTGGGCAGAGGCCAAAAACGAAATCCAAGCAGGTGACTGGCTTATCTTTGACGGTGGGCAATATGGACACGTAGGTATGGCTCTAGGCCCAGCAAATAACGGCTATGTAGCATTACTAGGTGAAAACCAAGGCGGTAAACCTTGCGACGGTGGTGGTGCTGCAACAAACATTATCAATATCAGCCTCAAAAACCTTATTGGATTCTATCGACCAAAGGCTTATATCAAGCCTGCTCCAGCTCCAGAACCAGTTGTGGAAAAATGTGAATCTTGGGACGTAGTGGCTGGCGATACTATGGGCCTCATTATGAAGCAATGCGAGGGGAAAATCGCTTGGGGTAATGAAATGAACCAATATGCTAATACTTGGGTATCTAAGAAAACCGGCAAAACCGTTTTCTTTGGCTGGACCCACGGTACTGGCTACGGCTTATTCGCAAATGATACTATTTACCGTGTGAAATAGTTGTGCTACAATAAAAGCACCTCTTTAGCAAAAAACCGTCCGTTGAGAGACGGTTTTTTGTGGTATAATAGGCCCGAGGGGGTGCACTTTAAGGGGGTGATTATATGCTATCCTATATGAGTACAACATATTGTGAGGACGAAGACGAGGCAAGGATTATGTTGTGTAGCTTACGCTCAATTCCTCATACTAACGTACAGCAAATCGGTGCCGCTGTGCTTGTTTCATTTAATCCAGACGTGGGTATCTCCGAAGACGAGAAACAAAGAGTTATAACGAAGATTGAGCGACTTATCAACGTCCTAACAACCAAAGAATAGCAATTTTAATTCCCCTCAGGCCGGGCAATTCCGCTCGGCCTTTTCTTATTGTGCGACATTAAACAAAATCTAGACAAACCATAAAAAGTATGATATGCTTGCCTTATGAAGTTCTACGACGCTACAGTGCTTAAAGACGCAAAAAACTCGGAAGAGCGTAGGTTTCGGAACATTCTTGCCAATTCCGGCCAGATTATGGAATCGGGTGAAATTCGTGACTTAGAAAATCTCTATGTTATGGGCAGAGATGGCAAACCAATTGCGATTAAGACACTAAATAATAACCCAGACAAGCAAACTGAAGAATATACCGTAAAGGCTCAAGCTGACCACGGCACTATTATTGATGGCGAGCTTGTCGATACAATTGAAAAACAATTTGGCTCTTGCAAGGTATGGCTAGAGAGCGACGGGCTCCATGCTCGTATGTATTTCGCTAATAACGACAGCCTAGCAGACCACGCTTGGGCTATTTCTGAAGACGCTAGTTATTCCACGGGGATTGATTGGTACCCAGACGGCTATTACGGCGTTGGACTAGATATTGAAGAACCTATCGGGATTTTGCGGGAAATCTCAATGGTATTGACTGGAAACGACCCGCGTGCAAAAACTATCGACCATAAAGAAGCTGAAGCAACAAGGGCTAAGGGTAGCGACGTTGTGGACGCCGAAAATGGTACAAGCAATATTAACGAAGGAGAAACTCAAATGAGCGAAACCAAAGACGAGCTCACTCCAAAAGAAAACGTGGCAATGAAGCAACGCCTCGCTGAGGACATTGTGGAAAAAGTCACGGAAATCGTGGACGAGTTCACTACCGACGTGCCTGAAAGTGAAGTACAACCAACCGCAGTTGAAACCGAAGAAGAGTCGAAAGACGAGGAAGAAGCTGTGGCTGAAGTTACTGAAACTGAAGACACAAAGGAAGAGGCAACTGAATCCAATGATTCCAAATCCAAAGATTCTGTTGCTCATAATATTAACATTACTATAAGGGACAGAGCTGTGAAACAAGAAACTGTAATTGCGTCTAAGGACGTAAAAGCTGAAGCTAAAGACATTCGTGCGAATGCTATTCGTGACGCTCTTAAGGCTTCTAACTACAAATTCGACAGCAAATTCAATGACCGCTTTGAAGCTGCTGTTGCTCAATACAAAGATACTATCACTGGTCTTGGCAATCCTCTAAACATTACTAATATGTTTACTGAAGCTATGGAGAAATCCGATGGCATTCTTAACTATGTAATGCACATTGGCGGAACCAATGGCCGTGGTTTAAGAAACAATGCTTTAGCTGGTAGTGCTGATTATGGCAACGAGGCACAAGGCCACAAAGCTGGTGACGCTAAGGTTGACGAAACCATCACCAACACCATTCGTATCGCTTACGACAAAATGGTTTACAAGAAACTCTCTCTTGACGCTATGGAAATCTACAACAACCCAGAATTGCTTGAATTCCGTGCACAAGAATTGTTCGACCAAATTGTACTCTCGATTGAGCGTGCTATCTTTATCGGTGACGGCCGTACTGCTCCAAGTGGTACTGACGCTGATTTGCGTATGTTCGATTCCTCTACTGGAACTGGTCTTTACCCAATCGCCGCCGACTGTGCTGCACAATCTGGCTATGGTACTCTCGTAGCTTCTACCTACAATGCAAAACCAACCGACAACCTCTACGACGGTGTTGTTGGTGCTCGCCAATGGATTCGTTCCGAAGGCGAACAAATCTTGGTAGTAAAGCCAAGCGTACTTACTGCCGCTTTCCAAGCTAAGGTTGGCAACCGCTACCTCATTGAACCAGGTGCAACTGCTGAAGATATCTTCCGTGTTGCTCGTGTATTCGCCCCAATGTGGATGGAATACGCTGACGAGGACGCTTTCCTCTTGGTAAAGAACGGTTACACCACCACTGGTGAACGCAACCCTCGTGTTTACCCATTCTTTGACGTAAACACCAACCAAAACATTCTTTTGAATGAAATGCCTATCGGTGGTACTTTAACCAAATACAAATCTGCTGCTGCTATCAAAGGTCTAAGCAACCCTGAAAGCGAAAGCTAATTTATAGGAGATTAAAATGACGCAGGACGATTATAAGCTATTTACTGGGCAAACTGTAAGCTATTCTAGTGAAGACTGGGCTACTATTATCGGTATTGCAGAGATTAGGCTTGCGTCATTTCTCTGCCTTGATACATTCCCTACGCTGGACGAAACAAATAAGGATTTGGCACTTCTGCTAGCTAACTTCTTATGTGCAGCGTTGAAGTTTCAAGGTGCAGAGGACACTATTCAATCGAAAAGTGTTCGCAACTTTACAATTAACTTTAAGAGTAGTGCCACCAACGCTTTTGAGCAAATCTATTCCCAATATATGGACATTATAGAGAAATATAGCAATTGTGGGACAAAGATTAAGGTTGAACGCTCGGACTGGCACTGTTGCGGGTATAATAATGGATTCCTCAATATTTGACGCCTTTCCAAATGCTATTATCTATGGAGTGTGGCAGATTGGTGTATGTCAACACGGCACAATCATAGGCAATACTTTCACACGCATTGGTGATTTGGACGTTATTATAGACGAGGGTAGTAATTCTAACGTGAATACTACGCCAGAGGCTTTAAGGTCTAATATGCTCGTATATGTGAAGCCTGAGCAATTGCCAACGCTTAAAAGTAATGAGCTGGTTTCTGGTTATATGTTGTACGATTCCTCGGAATATAAGTACTATGAAATTATCGACGCCGGAATTGGCAAAAACCAAGAGATTGGCAAAATTGAGCACGTTGAGCTAATGGTGGTTCAAACAGAGGTCACCGAATGGGAAGTGCAGTCAAGCTAACTTGGAGCAAAGCCAAACTCGATTCTATAAGCGACGGTATGGTGAAGGGCCTATTCAAAATGGGCTATGACATTGCTAACCAAGCAAGGAAGAACGCACCCTATGTAACTGGTGTACTCCGCAACTCGATTAGAGTTCAAGAGAGCAAAAATAATTCTCTTGAGGTCATTGCCGGTGGCTCATTTGGTGGTCGCCAAGTGCCGTATGCTTGGAAACGTGAGCAAGGGCCGAACAAAAACTCAGCAACTGAACACTATATGGAAAATGCAGCCAAAACGATTATGGCTGGTGATTATATCAAGAAATACTTTGGAGGAGCTATCAAATGATTACGCTAGCATTGCTAGAAAAAATGGTCGAGGACGGTGTCGCCGATTTGGTGATTGATAAGAATTGCTTTTGGGAACAAGCACCGCTTCAAAAAGACGGCTCTCCAGCTTCTGGTGTTTGGTTGGTTACTAGAGGTGGTTCTGCATTAAACTCACCAAAGGGATTGAACTTACACTCTACCGTGGATTTTTATGTGGCCTTGGCAAATAAGCCAAAAACTGAGGACGTCCACCAAAAGATTTTGGAATGGCTTATAGTCAATCCAAGTATTTGCGAATTGGTCGGGAGCGTTGGTGGCACTACTTATTCATTTAGTAACATTAGAATCAGGCCTACTACTACCCCACAGAATCTAGTAGTTACTGAAAACAATTTGGTTGTAAAAATTGCAAGTGCAGAAATAATATATGACTTAAACAAAGAAAGGAATTAACATAATGGCAGTTCACAATATTACTCAGCTTCGCCGTGTAGTATTCCGCAAATGGGACGCTAATGACAATTCTTGGAGTGTATTTACTCTAGAAGCTGACGATTTGGGCCAAGATACCGTAATGTCGGTGAACGTAGCACCTAGAACTCGTAGCCGTGCTTCGAGCCTCGGTACTTCTGAGACCACCATTGCTGGTACTTTTGACGCCTTTTCTGCTTCTGTAACGTTCTTAATGGATTCATTCAAGAACCTAGGCCAAGCAATCCAAAAATGGAATGCCGCAACCTATGCAGGTGCTGCTGAAGACGCTGGTAACATTATTTGGGACGGTACCGACCTCTGTGCTGACGGTGATTATATGTCTG